TAAAGCATCATTGAGATTTGCATTTGATATTGCGGCAGGTGCCGCTGATTGATTGGCCGCAACACCAAAGTCCAAAGCACCATATGGGTTAGATGCTGCGGGTGCAGCAGGAGCCGCAGGAGCCGCAGGAGCTTCGGGGGCAGCCGGAGCCGCAGGAGCTTCTGGCGCAGCGGGAGCAGCAGGGGCGGCAGGCGCTTCCGGCGCAGCAGGAGCTGCGATTCCGAAATCTAAAGAACCATATGGGTTAGATGCTACCGGAGCGGCTGGGGCAGCAGCGGCGGGCGCTGAAGGTGCCGCTTCGGCAGCATTGGCAGCCTGTGCGTCAGCTAGGGCCGCTGCAATACCAGGAGACAGGCCCGACGGATCTTCCGTAGCCGACACCATTGCCGCGAATCCTGCCGGGCTTGTACTTCCCTGTCCAGTAGATGAAGGGGCAGATGGTGCGCTGCTGGCTGGCCCCGCTGGGGTTGCTCCACCAAACGAAGGCCCCGACGCTCCATCAGTCATGCTGGAGGCAATGGGCTTTACATATGGTAGGCCGGTAACCGGGTCTATCGTGGGATCTGTGGCCGAAGGAGAACCCCCATCAGCGTAGCGCTTGCGAGCTATATGTAACGCATCCTTTACGGACCCGCCTGAATTATATCTTATCAAGTTGTTCCAACCCACATCCAACGTATTACGAGGAAAAGATTCCCTTCTTTGCTGGTCGCTCATGTTTAATCTTGTTTGAACGTTTCTAGAGTCAGCCTCTCCTGCTACCAAAGGGTATTGCCCTCTAGCAGATTTTTGCAAAAGATAAGGGTCATTTTTAAATCCGCTTAACGAAGAATACTCATCAGTTAATCCGTTAATTTGCCTCATCAAATAGTTTCTATTGCTTGGATCTGTTTCCGATGCAAGAGCGTCCTCATATTCTTTTCGTTGCGATAACGTATCGTTCATCCTTGCTTGAGATTCGTCCTTAAGTTGCTGCGTGATAATATCGGTGCTGGACCCGCGAGGGAAATCTTCAACCCCTTGGATGGCATGATTGGCTTCGTGTCCTAAAACTGATAGCGCGGCGTTTGGATTGGATGCCCTAACTTCCAATTGAGAATGTTGAAGCGACGGGTCTTCCCAATAGGCTCCAGAATCACCTCTGCCAAAAGTTTCGGGATATAGACTTGATTTTATGTTAGCGGCATTTGGATATGCATTATACAACTCGGGATGGTCCCAAATTTGCGAAAGCTTCCATCCGGGCATCCCACTTCCGGCTTCAAAATTTTGCTGCGCTTGAGGCGTTAATTTAGCATTTTGATCGGAAATTTCAAAATACGGTTGATCCTTTTTATTCCATCCCCACCCATGCTGGTTCCAAATTTGCTCTTCGGGAACACCAGAAGCTCTTGCGCTTTCGGCAGCCTGCAACGCTCCCAAATCAGCCGTCTTGGCAGATGGGCCAGCAAATATTCTCATTGTGGATGCGGATTCAGCGGCGCTTGGCAAGGATGCAGCTGCAAATGGCACTGATCCAGTGAATGCCATGCCAGCAAGCCCAAGAGTATCCGCTATGTCTTGGTCCGAATATGGATCAAAAGAGCGTTCTCCATAAAATACTTGTTTTGGCATCGCCGCTATAACGCTTGCACGATCAAGCATTTGCTGGGCATTTTGTGCGATAATGTCGCCATTCGCATGCTCAGGGTTGTCTTCTGGAGCTGTAATATTAGACGCCAAAGATTGCGGAGTCACACCAGACCCGTCTGCATACCCTTTCCTTCCTACCTTCTTGGCAAGACGCAGCGTTTCGGCGATGGAGTTCTTCTTCATCAGAGCCTCTATCGGGTCAAAAGATGATGGATAATCTCGAGCGCCTTGTGGACGGGATCAGGCATCTTCTCTGACTTGCCTTTGCCGCCAACGCTGCCGCCACGATTCTCGCTGGGAGGAGTACCAGTGTCGCCCTTGGCAGCACGGAAAAATGCAGCAGGATTGTCCGGGTCAGCGTTCGCCGTGTCCCAAAGTTGCCTCTGAGACCAGCCCTTTTGATAGTTAGGGTCAAAGATCTTGGAGAAGATGCTGGATGAAGGCCCTGTTTGAGGGTTGGCGGCAGTAAGGTCGGCATCGCTCGGTCTGCGCATCGGCATAGGGGCCTGAGCGGCGGCGGGGGCAGGAGCTGTCCTTGCTCGGGCAGCATTGACGGCATCAATGGCCGCATTGCTCGCTTGAGCAGAGGCTCTATCGTCCGCACTCGGAAGCATAAACCCTCGACCAGCACCAGCAGAAAGAGCAGCGGGGGCTGATTGCGTATCCCCAGAGTAATCAGAAGGGATCGCGGCATACGATGGGGCCATGCCAGGGATTTGCGACGGGGCAAGCGCAGCAGCCGGGACCAAAGGTGCTGCCGCAACAGCGGTTCGGGCCGCTTGCTGGCCAGTGGTCCAATCGGTCATCCCAGGCCCAAACTTCCCGCCCGGCATAATTTGCTGAAGCTGATATCCAGTATCAGGGTTGGTCACCGGCCTTGGCTTTGTCAGGTAATCACGGACCGCAGCAGGGGCTTCTTCTGCGCCCTGAATCAATCCAGCAAATGGATCAGATACCGCGCCCATCGCTGGAGCAGCTTGTCCCGTCAGCACATCCCCACCAACAGATTGAGGGAAACCAGTTTGCGGATTGATAAACCTACCCGGATATTTTGCCTGTATAACAGCAAGTTCGGATGGCGATAGCTTGCTGCCTGCTGTCTCCAACCCGCGAGCATACTGGGCGGCTCTAGCAAGCATGCTGGGAGCAGCTTCAGCAGCCGGAGCAACCTCGCTACCAGCACCAAGAGCCCCTGCGACTTCCGGCCCGAATGCCCCGCCATAAATCATGAGCGGCGCGAGCATTGCCCTGTTGGGGTCGTTGACGTAGTTCGGGTCATCTTCCGGCAACCGCATGCGTCGGGCAATTTGCTGAGGAGTGAGGGGGGCGTAATCAGCCATCACAGTTCTCCAGTCTTGGTGCCGTCCAGAGTAGGCTCGTTGCCTTCAAGGTTCTGGAGCATTTGAGGGGATATAATGGAATCAGCCATTGCAGCCCCTTGCGGGTTCTTCATAAGCTCTTCCGCAAGCTTCACAGCAGCAAGACGTTCGCGGCTCTCCCGGTCACGCTTGCGGTTGATGGCATCCAGAGCGGCATCCTGTTGACGCTGCTGGATTTCCTGTTGCTGGATCTGCAACTCGGCCATCTTGGTGGGATCAGGCTGTCCACTGGATTGGCCTTGGCCCATCTCCATCTGGAGGCGCATATGGTCAAGCTGCAAGCGGTCCTGAGCCTCTTTGGCCCTCGTCTGGCTATCCAGCATGCGCGCTTGGGCGTTGCTCTGATCGACAGCCATCTTGGCCTGAGCCTGAACAAGCTCTGGAGGCGGAGCGCCCTGAGCAGACGGCGGAATCATGAACTGTTGCGGGTTGGACCAGCCAAGAGCCTGTAGAGCCGCCGTATCGACCGCAATCGGATCATAAAGGCTGGGGTTCGTCGCCACGAGCTGCTTCAGAGCCAGAACCTTCATCAGGCGCTGGGTCTGGCTCGAGGTATTGGGATCGGCCTGCGGGACAAAATAGTAATTGTCCAAAGCGTCAATGAATGTCTTTTCGTCCCAAGGGTAAGCAGCCTTGCGGCGCTTCTGCCAGAAGCTTTCTGGATGCTCCTTAAAGCACTCCACAAGCAGCTCAAATTCCTCTGATTGGGCAGCATGCATGCGCTTGTGGACTGAGTTCAGAACCTTTTGAGCTTGCTCAATCATGGCCAGCGTCGTCCCGACCGGGGCGTCCGCCTTGCCTTCCATAACCATGACTTCGCTGGTGCCGCCGACGCGCATGCCGGTATCCGACATCTGGGTCACAAGGTTCATCAGGGCGCCCGATGGCTCCTTGTAGGGCAAAGGCATGATCGCTTGAGTGATCGGCATGCCACCAGTCTTCACCAGAGCGCCGCCACCGGGCGGAACACGGAAGATGTTGGTGTTCTGACGAGCGCCGGTATCCGCCATAAGGAAGCCGGGGAAGTTGTTGTACATTCCCGCATCCAGAAGCTCTCTCCAAGCCGCTGTAATGGCGTTGGTCGTGTTGCCAAGGATATGCAGCAGGCCAATGTCGTAGAAGCCCATACCGGGAACAAAAGTGTACTTCACGAACCGGCGCTTGGCGGTCGGAAGTTCTTGGTCGTCCTCTTCGTAATTGCGAACAACCGAAAGGATCTGCTGGGATGACAGATCAATGGTGACAATGTACGGGATTTCCAAGCCAGAGGGTTTGCGCTTGTGCTTGTGCTCGAAGCCAGGGATGTCCAGCTCGCAATAGACCTCATAGATCTCGCGGTCGCGGTCATCGGGGTCCATTGACTCCGGCTTGATGCCTTGCTGGGCGTTCTTTTCGCGCTGAACGCTGTCCAGATCGGGCGCTTTGGGGGTCGATAGGTCGATATCCCTGTAAACGCCAAGGATTTGAAGCCTTTTGACCGTGCTGGGGCGCATATAGGACCGATGGGTGATCCTTTTTGCGTTTCTGAGGTCCGTCGCCGAATTGTTGACGATCAGATCGTTGGCATCAACGCTTTCAGACACCGGGCGGTTGCGCAGAGGGCAGAAGTAGACCTTCTTGAAGCTGGTTCCACCAAAGCCCAGCATCAAAAGCATGCGGTCCGTGTCAGGGTAGTATTCTGTAGCCGTCGAAGTCAGGTAATGGTTGAGATCATTCTCAAGCGCATTAGCCATCTGGTCGTTTTCAAGCGTCGCATTGTTGTTGTCGTTGCGAATCTTGACCGGTCCATCGGTCGGAAGCATTTCCGAACGGGCGTTGGCTTGGAACCTCAGCACTGCCTCAAGCAGCAGAGGGTGGCGGACCTTAGACATGCCTTCCACCGGAGCGCCATCGGTGGCTCCCTGCAAGCCGGGGATCTCAATCTTGAGACCAAGAAGCTTGATGCCCTGTGCGCGATCCTCAATCCAGTCGTTTCGGCTGGAGATATCGTCTCGGATGCCCCTCAGAAGCTCTTGAGAGATGTCATTCAGGTGGCTTTCAGCGATATCTTCGACCAGATTGCGATACCAATCGGTCTCATCTCGCTCTTCCCTGTTGTCGTTGATGGGTTTCCCATCCAGAGAAATGGTGATCGAACCATCTGGGTGCTCAATCTCAAGGACAGCACCGTTTTCGTCAGCCTTTTCCTTGTCTTCGCCGTCCTCAATGATCTCAATGAGCGTCTCATTGTCCCCAAAAGGCTCCTCACTGGGGCCAGGGAGCCTGATATTGGACATCAACCCAGGGGTCATCGGCATTGAAGTTATTCCTTCGTAAGGTCCATCGCTTCCATCTCAGCGACGAAATTGCGAATGCCTTCCTGAGCGGCCATCGTATCTGATTTCGCCATGATTTCATAGGTCCGAACATAGTCATAGGGCGGCTGGCCCCAGACTTCGACCTTGAAATTGCCAATTCTGACTGGAGTAGACGGCGTAATTACGTCTACGACAGCACTTGCAAGCACCTGAACCATGATATTCCCCTACGCATGAACCAATCTATACCAAATTTTATTTAAATTGGATAGAGAGGCTCCCATTGATTGTTTCCCTTGAACGATAAACTGTCGTTCAGTTCAGCCCTGAACTCATCACCGCGAAGAATAGCGCCAGTATCCCGAAGGTGGCGCATGGCCATAGACACCGTATCGACCAAGTCATCGTGTTTTCCCTTTGGAAACTGTCCAACCTGAGAGATAACCATCTCTGCCCATTGCTTGATGGGAGCATAAACAAGACCTTCAGCAAACAAATGCTGGACAGAGTATAGCCTAGACAGCTTGTCTTGACTTTTGGGATCAAACATCATCACCCCAAACTTCTCATATCCGTACATGCGCCGGATTTCCTGAGCCACAGAGTGTCCAGCCGCTTTATTTTCGATGAGGAGGATATCTACTTTCATCTTGCGGCAAGTATCGGACACTTTCAGAACGAGATCGTGAAGCTCATACCGTCCCTCCCATGCGTCCATAAGCATGACTTTTGGAGATGTCTCCGTGTATTCTCGCTCTCTTGTGTATTCCACCCTTGCGCCGTCTCGGTTAACCGAATGATGGGGCGCTTGGACGGTCACACCGCTGGTAAACACGCCCCAAACCGTCAGAGCGGACGGATCGTTCTCTGTTTTTGACGTGTAGGCCGTGTCCAAAGTTGCAATGATCAGATCCATGCTGGGGAAAAAATCTCTTTCCCAGGGCTGCCACCATTCGCGCTTGATGATACCACCGCCCTTTGGCTCGGGTCGCTGCTGAAGCTGGCCAGCGGACTTCCAAGGCCCCATTTCTCGCTCAAGATTGGCAACTTCACGCTCGCCAAATCGGTCTTCCCAGAGCAGCGTTCCTTCGCGGTCCTCGAGTTCGATCTGCGCCTCTGGGCTCACCGCGAGCCTGTCCCCGTTCTCATTCACGGTTACCAGCGGCTCCCCTTCGTCATCCAAGCCTCTTGGATCGTTCCACCCAATGGACGTATAGCTGTGCCGCTGCCACTCGTACCGCATCGGAAGGCAGAGATGGGTCCACTCCCCCACGTCCTTACTGAGGATATGCCCGGTAAGGTCTTCTTCCGAAAGCCGCTGCTGAATAACGACGAACGCGCCTGTTTTTGGATCGTTGAGACGAGTCGAGAGCGCGCCGTCCCACCATTCGATGGTTGACGCAATGGTGGCTTCGGAATGGGCTTCTTGCGCTGCATTGGGATCATCGACAACAATAATTGAGCCGCCTTCACCAGTAAGTGCGGAGCCCACTGAGGTTGATAGCCGAGAACCGTTTTTGTCATTGTCAAACCTCGTTTTGGTGTTTTGATCCCCCATGAGCGAGAACCTGTCACCCCATAGGGACTGATACCAGGGGCTCTCAATCAGGCGACGGCACTTGGTGGAGTCACGCAAGGACAAGCTTTGCGCGTATGAAGCATGAAGAAACTGGACTCCCGGGCCAGAAGTAGGGGATGACCATGGTTGCGCCCATACCCAAGCCGGAAAGGCGCACGATGTGATCGAGCTTTTGCCCATGCGCGGAGGAATGTTGATGATCAGCTTGCGAATTTCCCCATCAGCGACGGCCTGAAGATGCTCTGCAATAGCCTCAATCGGCCAGCCCTCAGTGAAGGTCGAGGCATCAATGTGCTTCCACGAATGCTTTAGGAACTTGTAAAGGCTGTCCTCGCAGTCAGCCCTATCAAGCTCAAGTAGCTGGCGCTCAATGTCGATTTGATGCCCGTCAAGGTTAAGCGTAGTCATTCAACTTGCTCCAAAGCATTAAGCTTGTCTGTCAACTCTTTGTTTTCACTAAGTAATTGCTCAATCAACCAGCTAACAGATTCCATTGCAGCAAGTTTTTTCTCGTCAGTCTGCCCGTTTTCTTTTTCCAAAGCGCGCAAAACGGGGAGAAGCTGAAGATACACTCCGGCCAGCCCGTAGCGCTGCTTAAGGGAGTAGAGCCCGCTAGTCATCTAGGTTTCCTCTTGTCGCGCGAAACCGAAAATATCCTGAAAAAATCTGCGTCTGGATGCTCAACGGCTAGATATCCGTCTGGCACAGAGAAATGATATGCCTGAATGACCATGATAGGGATCCACTTCCCGTTCATGAGCCTGGCCTTCCACCTACGCTTCGAGATATTTTTGCGCATTGTCGTCCCCCAATTCAAGATTAGTATAGTCTGATCTATAAAATATGATACTATATTTTCGGTGGCTGGGAAGGACCAGTGAGGATCTGTAGCGCAACAGGCGTCCAAGATGCTGGAGCCCTCGCCCAGCCCGCCATCAGATTCAGGAACGCCTAGTTGGTCTAACCGTGCCAGCATGTCAGTGGGTATTGGGGATGGCTCCATAGCGGTTCTAGTTTTCGGGCTTAGTTCAATGGTAGAACGTCAGGTTTTGGCCCTGAAAATCCTTGTTCGAGTCAAGGAGCCCGAGCCAAAATCATCAAGTAGGGGCTTGACTTGATCAAGTAAGTATGGGAAGTTGGTTTTGTTAAGGCGCGTGAAGGTTCCCTTGACACCGAAAACTGGACAGGGGTTGACCAACAATCCCTGTCTCACCAACTTGTAAGCAAGACTTAAATGTTCCTCTGGTCGCGATCATCCCTCTACTCGTAACGCCTCTTTGGGGAGGTGGTAGAGCGGCTTATTGCGCCAGTCTTGAAAACTGGAGAACCGAAAGGTTCCAAGGGTTCGAATCCCTTCCTCCCCGCCAAGCGTTACGAATGACATCAGAAGGGGGCTTCGATGACTGACAACTATGCAGAACTATTGCGTCAAACCGCTAAACTCTATCGCGAAAGCCTAGCTGCACCCGACACAAACGATATGTGTACGTTGGCCTATCAGTGGCAGGACAAAAAGCACCGGCATGTTTGGGACTTGTGCAAAGAATTAGAAAAAGCTGCTGATTATAACGAAAAGATCAAAGCGCAGCTTGAGCTTGAGGTGGATGACCTGAAGATATGTCGGTTAGAGCGCCTTGAGCTTTACATCCGCATGGAGAAGCTGGAGCTGGCTCTCAAGCACTGCATCAGGGCTATATCAGAATGGGAACGGAAGCCTGAAGGCATTGAGCCATATCTTCTTGGCGCGTTGGATTCGGCTTGCAAAGCATTGGAGTGGGAAGATGAAAAGTGATCTTGTGGCAATGCTGAGGAGATACTTTCCCGCTGATATAAAGCATGAGTACCCGCAAACTTGCCTTACTGAATATGAATACGAACGTCAAAAAGCTTCCGACCGCATCGAGAAGCTGGAGGCAACACTACGGTGGATTTGCGGATCGCGAACTATTGAATATTTTGACGGTACTGTTCAGGCAGACGAAACCAAAATGCTTTGGACATATCGCAGAATTGCGCGCGAAGCACTAGAAGGAACCTACGATGAGCGAATCTTCAAAGACCCAACCTACGCGTGTCAAGAAGACCATCTATATCAACATCGGCAAGGATGACGTTTATGTTGAA